ACGAGCGAAGATGCTCTCGTTTGTGACAACTCGGGCATAGCGTCTCCAAGTTGCCAAGTGAATTGTTTTGTACGTTCTCGTCCTTGTGATGCACATGCATTCTCGGTCGGCTGTTGCCGCATCGAGCGCAGTTGGGTTCCGCCACCTTGTGTGCCTCCCGGTGTCGCGCTGTTGAAGAAGTCCCCCAGTTCCCGCGACTGTTGGCACAGGTGAGCGAGCAATACCGTCGCTTCCGGAAGACCGAGGCATCTTCCAAGCGATTGCCAAATCGCTTGCGGGTCATTTCCATCCCACACCGCTCGCATGACTTGCTCGGCAAGTCTTGTCTGTTTACACACATGGTTCACTTCCTCCGCCGCTTCTCGGTTGGTGCGCAGTAGTCCCACTGCACGGGTAATCCCATCAACCATCTGCTGTGCGATGGGTTCAACTGGCCGCCACTTTCCATCCCGGCACAGGAGCCAGTCAGCATCTCGCCAGTGACCGTGAGTCGTGCTGGGCCTTCGATCGGGAGACACTCCCTCGCGTTCGGCGTTCTCCCTTCGGCGAATTCCTCGCTCCTCACCTTCTCGTTCGCTGTCGGCGTCGGCCATCCCGCCAGGACCGCAACCTCGTTCAACGGCCTCGCGTTGTCGCCCCACTTCTCCCGGGTTGCGCCCTTCCAATCCCTCGCCGATGCTGTCGGCCATGCGCTCAATCTCGCCGCGTCGGTCAACGTCGTCCCTGCATGATGCGTCGGTGTCGCCGGGTAATCTCTCACCCCGGAGCCCGATTGATCCTGTTTCGTCGGCCACGAACCACAATCGTTGACGGATATGCGGTGCGCCGACGCCCGCAGCAGGGATACCGACTGGCGCAAAGGCGTAGCCGATTCCTTCCATGTCAGCTTGAACAAGGTCGAGCCAGCCGTGCCTAATCGCCGCTTCAACTTGCTCACCAAAGACAACCGGAGGTCGGCACTGCGCGATGAGCCAATGCCAGGCGGGCCATAGGTGCCGCTCGTCGCGCATCCCAGCGTTAGCGCCAGCCACGCTGAAAGGCTGGCAGGGACAAGACCCCGTCCACACTGCTCGGGAGTCAGGCCATTGGGCCATACGAAGGGCGTAGGACCACACGCCGATTCCGGCGAAGAAATGACATTGGGTATAGCCTCGCAAGTCTGCGGGTGTGACATCCTCGATGCTCCTCTCGTCCACATCACCGGGCGCGATGAGCCCGCACAGAATCAGATTGCGCAACCACTCGGCCGCGTAAGGATCGACTTCGTTGTAATAGGCGGGCACACCCTACCCCCTTGTCATATAGCGTTCGGGGTATAGGATCTGCAATTCGGTGATCGCATGCCCGAAGTGTTTTGCCAGGCGCTCGGCGATCTCCGGACTGGATCGATGCTCCGCGTTCTCGATCCGGGACAAATTCGACGGGCTCGTCCCCACGGACGCGGCGACTTGCCGCACGGATTCGCCCCGCTCCTCGCGCGCTTTCTTCAGCGGCGTGACTTTTTTCGCTCGCATTGCTCTTTCCTTTGGTCTAGGTGCCGGCGAGTGTTGCGCTAAACGGGACTTCGAGTCAAGCGGGAACGGGATTTGCCCTGTTGCGTGTCACGCAACTAACTCGTATAACTCCCTGACCATGAAAAAAGAATTCGGCAAAGTGCTGCGCGCACTGCGATTGCGAAAAGGGTTGACCCAGGAGCAAGTCGCTGAGCGCCTGGGCATTCGAAAGTCGGCCGTGTCCCGGTACGAGTCCGGGCAGGACGGGCCGACGTTGTACCTCTGCGCGGCAGCCCTCGCCAGCATGACGCGCTAACCCGAACACATCCCCAGCTTGCAAAGCCCGCCTAGCGCGGGCTTTTTCTTTTTCACGATACGGGAAAAATAAATTCCGAGTTGCGCTTGACAGGACTCGGGATCGCCTTTATCTTGACTGCACGTTGCGTTGAACGCAACAGCAAGAACCCGACCAATCGCAACAGGAGCCTAACGAAATGTTTGCACCGACCTACACCCCGCGCTTTGTCACCTCCGAGCAATTGCTCGAACTCTTCGACCTTTGGCACATCGCGCGCACTGCGCTGAGCGGGAAGGGTTGCACGCGATACACCCGGCTTCTGTGGGCGAGCGCGGAGTTCCACAAAGCTCACCCCGAGGTGAGCGCGACTGCCGCGTACAAAGACCTCGACAGTGCTTTGGGAGCGTGATCATGAAGCGCAAAGCGGCTCCAATGCAGCAAGCGGTCGCGCATCTGTTCGAGATCGGCACGACCGTCGCGACACCCCAACAAATCCTCGAAACCGCGAACAAGTTTGACGTCGAAGTGTGGCGACTTGAAGGTTTCTATCTCGACGCAGTCGAAGACTGCTCCGAATCATGACTCCCCCAATCCTTCACGAGATCGCCGCGGGCGCGCTGTTCCTCCTGCTCGCTCACGGCGTCGTGTTCATCGCAATGGCATGGTGACAAATTGAAAATCGAAATCAAATCCCGCTTTGACGACCGCGTGCTGTTCGCGCATGAGTGCGAGGGCAATACGATCAAGATCACGCTAGAGGCTGCGGTGGAAGCAGGCGCCAACCTCGCAGACGCCGACCTCGCACGCGCCTACCTCGCACGCGCCAACCTCGCAGACGCCAACCTCGCAGACGCCAACCTCGCAGGCGCCGACCTCGCACGCGCCTACCTCGCAGACGCCAACCTCGCACGCGCCGACCTCGCAGGCGCCTACCTCGCAGGCGCCAACCTCGCAGGCGCCGACCTCGCACGCGCCTACCTCGCAGACGCCAACCTCGCAGACGCCAACCTCGCAGACGCCAACCTCGCAGACGCCGACCTCGCAGGCGCCGACCTCGCAGACGCCAACCTCGCAGACGCCGACCTCGCACGCGCCAACCTCGCAGGCGCCTACCTCGCAGGCGCCGACGGCGTTATCGACGCCGGAACGCCAAACCGCTGGCGCACTGTCGGCTGGTTGCGTGACGGCTATCTGTCTGTACGTGTGGGCTGTCGTGACAAGCGACTCGACGAAGGCCGCGCGTATTGGGCTGGAAAGTCTTATCGTGCAGAGGTTTTGGTCGCTCTCGATTACGTCGAACGGGTTGCGTTGCTTCGCGGATGGAAGACCTCGCCGTGAAACCCCGCCGATTCAGCCGACAGCACATCGCGCAGATGGTGCGCGCTCTGATGCACAAGGGACACACCGCTCGCACCTTGTCGATTGCGATGAGCGTCGACGAGTCCACCGCGCGCCGATGGTTGCGCGCGTTCCACGATGCCGAGGTGATCCACGTCGCAGGTTACGCCCCGGTGCGCAACCGCGCGCCGCAGGCTCCGATCTACCGCTTCGGCCAGGGCGACGACGCGCCGAAGGCTGAGCCGATGAGCGGCGCTGAGCGAAAGCGCAAGCACCGCGACCGATCGACACTGGAACGTGCATGGAGGGCGCAGCCGTGACCACGACCTACCGCTGGCCCATCGACTTCCGCACCCGCGAGACGTTCGTCCGTGTGTTCAAGGTGATCGGGCAACCCGCGACAAGCGCGATCCTCGATGAGATCGGCTATCCGACCCTCGCGCAGACCCCTCCGGAGCGCCGCCCGGAACTCATTGCCAAGATGCAGCAACGTGCTCGGGAGGTGCGATCGTGAGCGTCAACGCCGGATGTTCGTGTGGATCTTGCCGCGGCCACTACGCCTTGGTCAACAAGTTGGGAGCCGAAGTGTGGAGTCAGCCGATCGATGCGGTGAAGTTGGCGAGATACGTCCGCGCCAAGCAAACGGGGAAGATCCCCGCCGACCCAGCCTATGCGGCACACGTTCGCCATTCCAAGTTTGTCCCGAACTTGGAGTTCACCCGGGCGGAATTGACCGACCGCTCGGTCAAGTTCTACCGCCGCACCGCAAGTTTGGAAGAGCGTTCGACCGGACCCGATCGCAAGTTTCCCGACGCGAGCGTCACCGACATTCGCGAGTACGTACAGAAGTTCGAGCAATTGAACAACCTCGTTTCCACCATGAAAGGATGAACCCAGCATGTTCCCGATCGCAATGACCGTCAACGTAACGACCCCCGCCCAGCTTGCCGCGCTCACCGCGCTGATCAACGGCGAAGGCCCGGCAATGATCCGCCCGAACCGGGACGAGACGCCGAAGAAGGACGCGCCCGCCCCAAAAGCGCAACCGGATGCGCCCACGCCGACGCCCGAGTCGTCCGACGCTGGCAAGACGGAAGCAGCACCCGCCACTGCCGCGCCTGCGGCGAGCACTTCGTCGCTGACCTACCCCGAGACGGCGAAGTTCGTCACCAAGGTGATGCAGGTCAAGGGTAAGGACACCGCCGTCGCGATGCTCAAGGGGCTCGGGCTCAGCAACGCGAAGGAAGCCAAGCCCGAGCAATACCAGTCGATCGTCGATGCGGCGAAGACGATTCTCGGGGAGGAGTGATGGGACGAGGGCTTCGAAGTTGGAAGGCGAAGCAAGAGCGAAAACTCGTGCCGAAGCGCCTTCGCCAATATGCCAAGCGGTACGCCAACAAGTCGCCCGGTGACGTGTTGGCGATGCAACGGAGGTTTTGAAGATGAGCCATTCCAAATACTTCAGCGCATCGAAGTCGGCGCAATGGATCGCCTGCCCGGGGTCCATCGCGCTCGAGCAAGGACTGAGCGACTCGTCGTCGGTCTACGCGGACGAGGGCACAGCGGCCCACTTCCTCGCGTCCGAGTGTCTCGAGAACAATCTCGACGTCGCGGACTACGAGGGGCGCGAGATCGTCATCGTCAACGGCTATGCTCGCTGGGCATACTCGAGTGACGAACCCGGCGACGATCCGCGCTTCGCCGTGTCCGATCTCACCGAGGTGCAAACCTACCTCGACAACGTGCGCGGCCTAGCCGGCGAAAACCTCATTCTCGTCGAACAGCGCGTCGAGTATTCGCACGTCACCGGGCAACCCGAGTCGTTCGGCACGGCCGACTGCATCATCCTTCTCGAACCCGAGTTGCAGGTCCACGATCTTAAGTTCGGGAAGGGCGTCAAAGTGGACGCCGAGCACAACACGCAGATGATGCTCTATGCGCTTGGTGCGCTCGCGCAGTGCGAAATGCTGGGTGAGTTCACCGCCGTGCGGATGTTCATCCATCAACCTCGCCTCGGGCATATCTCCGAGTGGGGGATCACCGTCGACATGCTCAAGCAATGGGGCAAGATGGAAGCCGGGCGGGCCGCCGATCGAGTGATGGCCGCGATCGACTACCACAAGGCGCAGGGCGAGGTGCATGAGAAGTACCTCAACCCGGGCGAGAAACAATGCCGCTGGTGCAAAGCCAAGGCAACATGCCCGGCGTTGCGCAATGAGATCGCCGATACGGTCGGCAATAAACAGCCCGGGACGAACGACGAGTTCGATGTCGTGAGCGAGGAGGTGATCGCCAAGGCTCCGTCGGAGCACCTCTCGATCGTCATGTCCAAGGTCGACCTCATCGAAGACTGGTGCCGCGCGGTGCGGGCCGAAGTCGAGCGACGACTTGCCAACGGTGTGCCGGTCCCGGGTTACAAGTTGGTCGAGGGTCGACGCGGGTCGCGTGCGTGGTCGAACAAAGACGAAGCCGAGACGATGCTCAAGGGGTTCCGGCTGAAGGCTGAGCAAATGTACGAGTTCAAGCTCATCACGCCGACGGCCGCCGAGAAACTCGCCAAGTCCGAAGTCATCGGCAAGCGGCAATGGCCGAAGCTCCAAGCGCTCATCACCCAAGCCGACGGCAAGCCCAGCGTCGCCCCGGAGTCGGACCCCCGTCCGGCAATCACCCTGCAAGCCACGGCCGACGAGTTCGACACGGTCGAGGCTGGATGTGATTTGGTGTAGCGATGGCACAACCGCCCATCCCGATCGCCAACGTCCTACCGGCCGCCGCTGCGCTCACGCTCAAGCGTGCCGCGCAAGTGCCTATCGAGCCGAACGACCCGCTGAGCCGGGTCAAGGCGATCGACCGGGCGATTCGACAAGTCCGATTGCAGTACCCGCGTTTCTTTCAACAGGAGATTTAGATCGTGGGTCGTCCCACCAAAGATCGTGAACACGGAATGCACGGAACCCCGACGTATCGAAGTTGGGGAGACATGATTCGACGATGTTCATCGCCAAAGGCGTCGTCATATTCAAACTACGGCGCGCGAGGGATAACCGTATGTGCTCGGTGGAAGGATTTTCGAAACTTCCTAGCCGACATGGGAGTTCGGCCGGTAGGTATGTCTCTCGATCGAATCGATCCGAACGGGAACTACGAGCCGACGAACTGTCGATGGGCCGATAGAAACACTCAGGCGCGCAATTGCCGTTTGAGAAAGGCTAATCGTAGCGGGATTCACGGGGTTTGGTGGTACGCAGAGCGTGGGGCATATAAGGCTTGCATTCATCGCGGCGGCAAGCTGATTCATCTCGGGCAAACGAGCGATTTCTTCGAAGCGTGTTGCCTTCGTAAGTCCGCGGAACTTCGTTACTTGTAAAGGAAAACGACCATGCAAATCAAATTATCCGGAGTTCGTTTGGCCTTCCCGACCATTTGGGAAGCGAAGACTGTCAACGGCGAAGGGGAGCCCGCGTTCTCCGCATCGTTCCTCATGGCGCCGGATCACCCCGACGTCGCCAAGATCCGCGAGGCGGCCGACAAGGTCGGCGCCGAGAAGTGGGGCGCCAAGTGGCCGGCGTTGAAGAAGGAACTCACGGCGAAGGACCGCATGCCGTTGCACGACGGCGACACCAAGTCGTCATACGCCGGGTTCGAGGGGAACCTCTACGTCTCGGCGCGCAACAAGACGCGCCCGCTCGCCATCGACCGGGACAAGTCGCCGCTCACCGTCGCCGACGGTCGGCCCTATGGCGGATGCTACGTGAACGCGTCGATCGAACTGTGGTGCCAGGACAACAACTTCGGCAAGCGGATCAACGCAAGCCTGCGCGGCATTCAGTTCCTCCGGGACGGCGAGGCGTTCAGCGGCGGCGGGGTTGCCGATGCCGACGAGTTCGATTCCGAGAGCGAGGAAGACTCGCTCGTCTAACGATCAACGGGACGGCGAGCGGCTTTTGACGTGGGCCGCGCCCTTGTGGCGAGGCGCCGTCCCACCCAACACACAACGGGAGAAGTCATGGAAAAGAAAGACGATCTGACGAGCGACAAGCTCACCGACTACCACGGCCGCTATGTGCAGTTCGGCCAGGTTCACGAGTTCATGCACGGCCGCGGCTCGGTCACGCTCCTCGCGCAGTTCGCGATGGAGTTGATGAAGTGTCATCTAACCGGGTGCGAGGATGCGAGCCATGTACCTACTGCGCTTGCCGAGGATGCGTGTAACGCGGCGCAAGCGTGGTTCGACGAGTGCAAGCGTCGCGGATGGATCTTGCAACTGCCGCCGCTCGACGAAGGGGACAAGCGCACATTCACGTCCCCGGCGCTCGCTGCGATGGCCCAACAGATGACGGGTCGGCGGTCGTCGTGAAGCCCACACTCGCCTTCGACATTGAGACGTTTGTCGACTATTTCCTCGTTGCGTTCCGCAACATTGAGACAGGCAACGTGCGCATGTTCGAAATGTTCGAAGGTGAGCCCCTGGACGTCAACACGTTGCGCCGGATCGTGCGCTCGTATCGACTGATCTCGTTCAACGGCACCGGGTTCGATGTGCCGTTGCTCACCCTCGCGCTACAGGGTGCCGACTGTAAGGGTATCAAGCGGGTCGCCGACAAGATCATCCTCAACAATCTGCGACACTGGCAATTGGGTATCGAGCCGATCAAGTGCGATCACGTCGACTTGATCGAGATCGCCCCCGGGGTCGCGTCGCTCAAGGTCTATGCCGGCCGCCTGCACTATCGGCACATGCAGGACTTGCCGTTCGCACCGGACGCCGATATCCGCCTTGAGGATCGGCCGATCCTGCGGTCCTATTGCGCGAACGACCTGGGCGCGACGGTCGAACTGTTCAACAAACTGAAGCCGCAAATCGAACTCCGGGAGCGCATGAGCGAGGAGTATGGGCTCGATCTCCGCTCCAAGTCCGACGCGCAGATTGCCGAAGCTGTTCTCCGACATGAAGTCGAGAAGACGCTCGGGCGCAAGTTGCCGAAGGAAGATCCCTATCGGCTTGCCGGCAAGACGTTTCGCTATGACCCCCCGGCGTTCTTCGCCCAGCGCGTTGCCGCGAGTACTCGGTTTCACGACATCGTGATGAGCGTCGCTCGGGCCGGGTTCTCGATCGGCGGGAACGGCGTTGTGCAGATGCCGAAGGAACTCAAGGATCTCAAGGTCACGATCGGCGAGGGGGTCTACCGAATGGGGATCGGCGGCCTTCATTCGAGCGAGACATCGACCGCGCACATTGCCGACGACGAGCACCTCATCGTCGACCGGGATGTGACCTCGTATTACCCCTCGATCGCGCTCGCCTGCGGGCTGGCCCCGGAAGCGATGGGCAAGCACTTCACCGCGGCCTATCGTCGCATCGTCGAGCGTCGTGTGGCGGCCAAGCGTGCCGGCGACACCGTGACGGCCGACTCGCTCAAGATCACGATCAACGGGACGTTCGGCAAGTTCGGCTCGCCGTACTCTGTGCTCTACGCCCCCCGGCTCATGATCCAGACGACTGTAACCGGGCAACTTGCGCTCCTCATGCTGATCGACATGCTCGAGGAGGAGGGTATCCCGGTCGTGTCGGCGAACACCGACGGCGTCGTCATCAAGTGCCCGCGATCCCAGGTCGACGTGATGGAACTCATCGTCATGGCGTGGGAGACGATGACCGGGTTCGAGACTGAAGCGACCGAGTACCGGGCGATCTACTCCCGAGACGTGAACAACTACGTCGCGCTCAAGGCGTCCGGGGGATACAAGTCGAAGGGGGCCTACGCCCCGTCGACACTGGCGAAGAACCCTAATAACGAGATCGTCACCGACGCGGTGATCCGATACCTGCTCGACACGATCGAGCCCGTCGACACGGTCAACGCGTGCCGGGACATCCGCAAGTTCGTCACGATCCGCCAGGTCAAAGGCGGGGCGATCTGGCAAGGCCAGGAACTCGGCCGCGCGGTGCGTTGGTACTACGCCTACGGCGAACTCGACGCGATCCACTACAAGATCAACGGCTACACCGTGCCCAAGAGCGAAGGTGCGCGGCCGGTGATGGAACTCCCCGAGCAATTCCCCGACGACGTGAACCTCGAATGGTACGTCGCCGAGGCCGAACAAGTGTTGCACGACATAGGAGCGAGGTGATGAAACCGTTATGCATTTATCACGGAAACTGCGCAGATGGATTTGGCGCAGCGTGGGTGTTCAGCAGGTACGGTGATCGGGAGTTCGACTTCCACGCCGGGGTATATCAAGACCCACCGCCCGACGTTACAGGGCGGGATGTGTACCTCGTCGACTTTAGCTATAAGCGACCTGTAGTCGAGGCGATGCGCGAACAGTGTAATCGTCTTGTCCTGATCGACCACCACAAAACCGCGATCGATGATTTAGCCCCGTTGATCGAATCGACGGTGATTGAATCTCTAGTGTCGCTAGACAAATCCGGTGCAATGCTTGCGTGGCGATGGTTCAATGGAAACTTCTCTGCGCCGCCCGCGCTGCTCGAGCACATCGAAGACCGCGATTTGTGGCGGTTCGCCCTACATCGCACTCGCGAGATTCAAGCATGCGTGTTCAGTCACCCCTACGACTTTGCCGTATGGGACGAACTGATGCAAACCGACCCGCAGAAGTTGGCCGACGAAGGTGCGGCGATTGAGCGCAAGCATCACAAGGACATCGCCGAACTGACGAAAGTCGTTACCCGTGAGTTCACGATAGGCGGATACACGGTTTCGGTGGCGAATCTTCCGTACACGCTGACATCCGATGCGGGGCATCTGCTCGCGCAAGGCAAACCGTTCGCTGGGTGCTATTGGGACACGCCGGAAGGGCGAGTATTCAGCCTTCGCTCAACCGATGACGGGATCGATGTCTCAGAGATCGCAAAGCAATACGGCGGAGGCGGCCACACTCACGCGAGCGGCTTTCGAGTTCCATACGGGCACGAGTTGACGCGATGATCCTTCCAAAATTCTTACGACCCCGCACGCCATTGGAACTCGCAAGCCGCGAACTGGACGAGGCGAAGCGCGAGTTGCTCGAGGCGCAGACCGGGCAGGACTACGCAAAGCGCATGGTCGAGTATCACTCCGACCGGGTGAAGCGACTCACGGCATACGTCGCCAACGAATCGAAGGGGGAATGATGTTTACGTTCTTCGCTTGGTTGCTGGTTGTCGCTCTGGTCCTGTGCCTGTTCGCCCCGGAGGATCGCGATGCGGGAGAGTGAGATCGAAGCGTATCTCGTCGCCCGGGTGAAGGATCTCGGGGGTGAGGTGCGCAAGGTGAAGTGGATCGGCCGCCGCGGTGCGCCGGATCGCTTGGTGATGTTGCCCGGGATCGTTCGGGAATCGGCAAGGCGCCCGGTTGTCGTCACCGACCGCACAATATGGGTCGAGTTGAAAGCCCCCGGCGTGAAGCCCGAACCTCATCAAGTTCGAGAGCACGAGCGAATGCGGGCAATGGGTCAGCGGGTCGAAGTGGTTGACAGTCTGGAACGGGTCGATGAGGTGTTGCGATGAGAAGTGCAATAGGGGCAATCCTAGTCCTCGTCGCCATGTACGGGCTGTATGAGGGTATCGAGTATTCTGGTTGGGTGCTGTTCGTCGCCTTGCTTCTGGTGCTGTCATGACCAAATGGGACAAGCGCATGCTCGATCTCGCCGAACTTGTCGCGACGTGGAGCAAAGATCCTTCCACACAAGTCGGCGCAGTGATCGTCGATCCTTCGAATCGCGTTGTGTCGCTGGGGTTCAACGGAATGCCCCGTGGCGTGAGCGATGACGAAGAGATCCTCGCCGACCGCGACGAAAAGCTACGCCGGATCATTCACGCCGAGGTGAACGCGTTGCTGTTCGCCCAGCGCACCGTCGTCGGTTACTCGATCTACGTCAACCGGCCACCCTGCGGTCAATGCGCGGCGAAGATCATCCAAGCCGGAATCACTCGGGTCGTGTGCTACCCGTTCGACACCCTGGGCGCGTCGCGCTGGGAGCGTGATCGAGTGAGCGCGCAAGTGATGTTCGGCGAGTCGGGTGTGACGTTTAGTGAGGTGGAGCGTTGATCTTCACCCCGCACCCATACCAGTCCCAAATCGTCGAGCACATCCTCGACGTGCCGCGCTGCGCGGTGTGGGCCGGGATGGGCATGGGGAAGACAAGCGGCACGCTCGCCGCGCTGTATCACATGGACCTCATCGAACCGGGACCGACACTCGTCATCGCGCCGAAGCGCGTTGCCCTAAACACGTGGCCGGACGAGGTTGCGAAGTGGGATCAATTCCGGGGGATGCGCGTATCGCCGATCATCGGCACCGCAGAGGAGCGACGTCGCGCACTGCGCAAGCCGGCTGATCTCTACACCATCAACTACGACAACCTTGTTTGGCTAGTGGAAACGCTCGAAGGGGAATGGCCCTTTGCCAAGGTCATCGCCGACGAGTCGACCCGGTTGAAGTCCTTCCGCATCCGGCAAGGCGGCAAGCGAGCGCAAGCATTGGGTCGCGTCGCGCACAAGTCGCCGAGGTTCGTCGAACTCACGGGCACACCATCGCCGAACGGGCTCCGGGATCTGTGGGGTCAGGCGTGGATGTTAGATCGTGGCGAACGCCTGGGCCGATCCTTCGATGCGTTCGTGTCTCGTTGGTTTCGCTCTGAGCGCGTCGGCGACAACGCGTTCGCCGTTCAATTGATCCCGCTCCCTTTCGCCCAGGAGCAGATACAGGATCGGCTCCGGGATCTGACGATCTCGCTTGACGCGAAGGACTGGTTCGACATCGACGACCCCATTGTGCGCGAGGTACGGGTCGAACTGCCGAAGGCGGCTCGCCGGATCTACGACGACATGGAGAAGAGGATGTTCGCCGAGATCGAGGGGATCGGCGTCGAGGCGTTCATGGCCGCCGCCAAGTCGATGAAGTGCCTTCAGATTGCCAGCGGCGCGGCCTACGTCGACGACAAGGGAACGTGGAAAGAGGTTCACGATGCCAAGATCGAAGCCCTGGAATCAATCATCGAGGAGGCAAGCGGCGCTCCGGTATTGGTGGCTTATCATTGGAAGCCCGACCTCGCTCGACTCCTCCGAGCATTCCCCAAGGGTCGACACCTCGACGACAACCCGCAGACCATCCGGGACTGGAACGCCGGCAAGATCCCCGTCCTGTTCGCCCATCCGCAAAGTGCCGGGCACGGGTTGAACTTGCAGGACGGCGGCAACATCCTCGTCTACTTTTCCCACTGGTGGGATCTTGAGCAGTACATGCAAATCCTCGAACGGATCGGCCCGGTGCGACAAAAGCAATCCGGTCACGATCGCCCGGTGTGGGTCTATCACATCGTCGCGCACGACACGGTCGACGAGTTGGTCATGGCGCGACGCGACGGCAAGCGCAGCGTGCAAGACATTCTTTTGGAAGCAATGAAGCGGAGGGGAAATTGAAACTCGTCGAACTCACGAGCAAGGTCGACGCTGACCGATCCCGAATCGCCGAAGAGTTGGCGGGGCTGACGGCGCGGATTGGCGAGATCGATGGGCTCATGGTGACGATCCGGACGAAGGAGGGATACGAGTACATCCGGGTTGGGTTCAACTACCTTGAGGCGATCGGCATGCTCGACCGGCACAGGCATTCGATGCACGTCGCCTGGGATGAGGAACCGCGATGACCCCTCAATACGTCACCATCGCAAACGCCGGCGATAGCCCCGTCACTCAGCCGCTTTTCGCACACTTCAGACAAGTAGGGGCATTGCTTATCCGTCGCGGCGCGGAATGCTAGATCAACGCGATCTCAGCCTCACGCCGTCGAACGAGCCCGGGAAGGACTCGGCCGCCGCCGTAGATCCATCGGCGAAGCTGGGCGGGGACGTCACCCCAATCGTCAGCAAGGATGCGCCGACGCAAGGTTGAGGCTTGGAAGTTGCCCAAGCCGCAGTTGTACGCGAAGTCGGCAATCGCGCAGAGCCGATCGCCCTCGAGCTTGCCCGGTGCCAGTCGGATCACGCCCAAGGCGAAGCGCAAGGCGTCGTCGGCCATGCGCTTGTCGGCGTACTCCTGCGTCCACGCCCGCCCGGGAATGACGTCCGGACCCGTCGATCCCCAGCCGCAAGTCCACACGCCGGCCGGGCAAATGTACGGGACGAGGCGACAACCCTCGAACATTTTGATGAGGCGGTAGAGGTTGACGAGTTGGTCGACTAGCGACGCCGGGCTTTCCATACGATCCTCACGATGTCGTACAGTGCGACGAGCCAGCAGAGGGCGACGAACAGGGCAACCAGAATGCAGAATCCGAGCTTCAACCAGACTTGAAGCTCGAGCAGTGCGCTCACTTGCTGCGCTTCGACAAGGTCCGGTCGGCGACGTAGAGCCCCAGGATCGCCGCGACGAGTTCTTGATCCCAATCGGTCAGGGTGAACTCGTTTGCCGCAATCCGGGCAACGACGACGAGGATTGCTAGCGTCGCCAGCATCGGCCGGATCGACCCGTTCCACGTATCGATAAACGGAATGCCGGTTTTCTTGCCCACGTCCTTGACCGCTTGGAGCCAGGCTTCGACCTCGATCCTATTGGCCGCCGCATCCGCTTGAACGGTGATCTCTTTGATCCCGAGTTCCGCGGTCATCTTGATCCGCTCCATGTCCCGGGCATGCCGCTTAGCCTCGAGCGTCGACTGAATCGTGAGCCGGGCAAGTTCCTGCTCGTGCTCCTGCTTTCGGGTGAGCCAGGTCGAAATCTCGCCCCAAATCGCCCGGAACGCAGAGCCGCCTAAGAAGGTGAATAGCGCGCTGAACATGGTCACGACCCCGTCTTGATCTTGAACACCCATTCCGCCAAGTCGACGCCCCATTGCCACACGGCCACGGCGACGAACCCGACGACCGCAAGCCCAGCCTTTTGCTTCAGCGCTTTGCGCTCAACCCGGGAGTCCCGCAGTTCGGCCAAGATCGGCCCGTTCTCCGCGATGTGCTTGTCCCAGGTATCGACGACGCATTGCAACTTGCGGTCGGTTTCCTTCCGCGAGCGCGTTGATTCCTTCTCCATCCGGTCGATCGAGTCGGCGATCTGCGATACGTGCATCTGTATCGTGTCCTGCGTCGCGTCGATCTTGTCGACCTTCTGCTCGAGGGTCAGGACACGATGCACGAGCACCGCCTGTACTTGATGGGACTCGCGCCCTTCCGCCATCGACTCACCCCTTTACATAACGATGAAGCCTTGAATCCCGGAATGCTGACTCGAGCCGTACCACGTCGTCGTGTCGCCGGTGCCGCCCGCTTGCGACCACTCAAGCGGGGCTAGGTAGTTCAGGCCGCGAACCAACGTCCCGACGCACCTCGTTGCGATCGTCCGTTGGTAGACGTTGTCGGTGTATGCCCAGCCGGTTGATTGACTGTCGTATGAGGCCGCTGCGCTCGTCGGGTCGGCGGATCCGGCATGAACCGCGATCGAACAGAGTTGGTTAGTGGAATCGGAATTGAGCGCGTATCCGCGCACAGTGACGTCGAACGCGCTGGGGTTGTTGGTGTCGGAGGGCGCACCGCACACCGCTCGCACGTAGTTGGACGCCCCTTCAGCGATCCGATGTGTTGCGGTCGAGTAAGTCCAAGAGCCTGTCGCGCTGAATTTTTCGATCTTGCGCGGGATTTGGTTGTATAGATTCCACAGGAAGCGGTTTGCTTGCGAGTCTTCGCACTGCCCCGAAACCCCGGTGGTTCGCCCGGTTCCCAAATACCGACGCGTGGGATCCCCGCTTTTGACGTAGCAACCGCCCCCGAGATTAAGCACGTTGCCGTAACGCTCGATTGCGGTTGCGCGTGCGGTGTCGCTCGCCCAATTGACCGTCTCGAGCCGAACTTGATTGCTGCCGTCGATGTAGGCGAACACGTCGAAATTGGTGTTCGCGGTGCTCGGAACCGCGACGCGCGACCCGGAAACAAGAGGGCTCGGATTGAACCGTTTGCTGATCCAACGAGTACCGTCGAACAAGCCGATCCGGTCGGAGACGTAAGCGACCAAATAAATCGAAGTCTGCGCCGTGAGATCCCCGGAGTTCCCCGGTGTTGAATCGAGAGAGAGTCGGCCGCCGCAAGTGTTTTGATAGTCCAGCAAGAGCAAGTCTTGCGCCTCGGCGGCGTCGCCGACGTTCACAAGCGATTCCCCGAAAGTGGACACAACGAGTTCTCCTGAGGATACGATCCCTGCGTTCTTGAGTCCCGTCTCGTCGTCCTTCCACACAAGCGCTTTGCCGGCGTCCGGAAGCGGAAGCTCCGCGCTCACGTTCGTCGGCGTCGTGATCGGCAGACTCATCGACCGGGAGAACCGTTCGATGAGTTGCTGCACAAGAACGGTTAGTTTATCGAGCGCGTTGGTGATGACGCTTGGATAGAAACCGCCCAGGTTCGTTATGTCGGTCGTCTGCAAGGGTTGGACGTCCGACGAGATCACCATCGTTTCCCCGTCAGCGAGCGCGGTTGTAAGAGTGATCTCACCGCCTGGGTTCGTGTTCTGGTTCGCGTTCAACGTCACCGTGTAGTCGACGTCGAGATCGAGGATAGTCTCGCTTCCTGTCTCAGTGCCTTGTATTACGACGTACACGTCGCTTGCGGCAAAGACTTTGAAGGCGAACGCGAAGGTATCGGTGGAATCGTCCCCGACGTATGGGGACGTTTTTCGGGTCGTGCTCGAAATCGTCATGAACGGCGCTCCGGGGAGATTGCCCGAAGGCTAACCCCGTCGCGCCGAGTTACGCGTACCTACTGCTTTTGATACCCGGTGAGTACCGCGAGCGGGTTGTCCGTCTCGCCTTCGCTGAGCGCGTTGATGCCACCGATCGTCCGGTTGATCTGCGCCGAGGGGAGTCCGGTCAAGTCGCCCAGGACGTTGACCGAAGCGCGGACGAACGCCTCGTCGAACTCGCCTTGATGCGCCTGCGTCGCGAGTTTGTACGAGTCGGCGATGAGCCGCACGCCGGCCGGCCCGGTGTAGTCGCGGAAGCCTTCGGCTCCGGTGACGATCTTCGCCGCCGCGGAGAACTCGCGAACGATCACCATCGTGCCCATGAGGTAGGACAATTGCTCGGCCGCCAGCTTGCGCGCGAGTTCCTCCGGATCATCATCGTCGCCCCCGGGGGTGAGCACATCCTTGAGGAGCGCACCCAGGACAGACGGTACGGTGAACAGCAGGAGGTAATCGGCCGCGAGCCGCCCCTTGCTCTTTGCCGTCATCGTCTGCGTGCCGGCCAGGTTGAACACCGTGTTCATGAACCCGTAGAACACGGTAAAGAGTTTCGACGCCTGACCCCCGCGCTCGATCGCGGCGAGATCCTTGACTTGCCCACCACCTTGCGAATCGATGACCGCTTGATCGGCGAGTGCAATTGCTCGGGCTTCGTCGTTTCCCTCGGCAAGTGCCTTCTCGTGCGCGCCGATCCACGTCGGCACGTCGACCATCGTTTGCGCTTTCATGAGGAGGAAGTATGTCCCTCGCTTGATCGCGCCGCCAGCGGCCGTCTCGCCCTGTACCTTGTTCCGGAGTTCGTTCAATTCCCGCCAGCGCGTGAGCGCACGATTGCGCATGAACTCCGACGCCTCGCGCACCTCGCGCGCCGCACGTACCGGGTTCGCGATGTAGTCGGCGATGCCGCGGCCGACCCATCCCGGGCCGACTCGGACGATCGATTGCGTGAAGCCTAACCCTTGCATCGCAGCTGAGACGATGTTGAACCCCAGCCCTGCCGCCGATATGTTCTGCCGCAATCGGCCGAGCGCAGCGTCGGCGGCATCCTGAGAAGGTTTGTCGCCTTGCGCGATGTCTTGAATCCACGTCTTGAATTGGCGAACCGTCTCGGGTCCGTACTTACCCCGGATCGCCGCGTCGAGCCGTTGCGATCGCATAAGCCGGTTCGTGTCGATGAGCCACTCGTGCCAAGTGAGATCATGGATCACCTCGTTCGTGCCTTGATACAGCCCCGCCAGCGAGTAGAGGAGGGGTCGCCCGACGACTTCCTCGCTCCGCGCTTTGGTGAAGCTGCGCCGCGTTGTGGCGCTCGTGTAGGCCCCGCGCATCATGTCCCGGGCCGTCTCCGCGTCGGAGTGCTGTTCGGCGCGCTGGGACGCGGCAGGGTCGTACTTGATGGGGTAATAGCCCCCGCGCACTTCCGGCGCGATTTGCTGGGCGAGCGCGATGGCGGGCGAGCCGGGTTCGACCCAGTTCGGTTCCTTGCCGTATACGCGCTTCTCTTTCGCGGCGATCTCCGGGCGGTATTGTTCGAAGTGATCCCATATCGCCTGCACCGCTTTCCACTCGTCCGCAGTCACGGCGCGCAGGACCGGGGCCAATTGCTCGAGCGTCCAGCCCTCACCGCCGAGCAGTCGTTGCAGGTTCCCCTCGTTGCCGACGTTGAGCGCGATTGCGATGCGCTCCTCGCGGTTGAGCGATCGACCGATCGAGTCGAAGCGCATCCCCTTACCGTGCATCTTCCCTTGCTTGAACACCGGGGCCAGGATCGCCGCGAGCGATTGCGTCGCCTGGGCGCGCATCGTCACTTCCCGGTCACCCGCCTCGTTCGCTGAGCGCACGAAGTATTCCCACATCGGACCGCCGTCGTTGCCGCCGTCGAGCACACGGGCCAGCGCCGCGGCCTTCCAGTGCGCCTTGCGGAACTGGCGAAGTTTCTGAGCCGCTTGTCCGAGCGCGGTCGTCGGCGTGCGCGTATCGGCCTGTCGATCCCCGGCGTGCAAGGCGATGCTGTCGGTCAGTTCGACGATCGCCGCCTCGAGTTCGCGTTGATCCTTCGCCGTGAGAAGTTTGTTTTTCAGCCGACCCAGGTGTTCGATCTGCTTCACCGTGTCGACCAGCCCTCGGACCTGCTCGACGGTCATTTCCCGGTAGGAGGTGCGGAACGCTTCGTTCAGCAGTTCGGGCGGCACGTCAGGCTCGAACCCTTCCTCGCGTTTGTTCTCGATCCAGTCCCGGAGCGACTTCATCCGGTCGACGGATTTGAGCGTCGCCGCCTTGAGCGAGAAGCGCTCGAGGAGGTTGTCGATCTGATCGAGGTATTCTTGATCGACCCCCTTCACGTCGCGATCGAACTTGCGCAGGTAGCGCAACGCACGCTCGACTTCCGTTTGCGCGTCGTAGGTCGACTTCGTGAGGTACGTGTTCACGAGTTGATTGCGCTTCTCGGCCGCGGCGATTTCGAGATCGTCGGACTTCATCGCCTTCTCAGCGGCACGCGCGGCCCGGGATGCGGCCGACGCGTATTGCGAGGGGCGAAGGTCGCGGACCTTTTGCCGGTCGATCGTGAGCCGTGCGAACTCGCGTGCGGCCGTCGTGAGCACCTTGGGCTTTCCGGTCGCTTTGGCGAGCGCGTTGAGTTCGGTCGCGACGAACTTCGCCCGGGCTTCTGAGTGGATCGCCTTGTCGGCTTCGCGCTCGATCGACTGTTGATCGATGAGTTCGCCGTAGCGTTCGAGCATCGCGGCGTCGGTGCGTTGCTCGATCTCGTCGCGCGGTTTCTGTGCGGCGGCCAGGGTGCGAACGAGATCGTCTCCGGAGGTGAAGCCGAATTGCTCGGCGACGACGTCCGGATGCAATCCCTCGTCGGCCGTCATGCGTAGCCCGCGGACATGCGCGAGGATCTGATCCGGGATGCCCGACTCGTTGAGCGCTGCGCGCGACAGTCGCGGCCCGTCCTTTTGGGTGAGGAAATCCCAAGCCCGATAGACCGGCTCGCTCATCACCTCGGTGCGCACTTCCATGCGCACCTCGCGACGACGCTCAGCCGACAAGCGCTTCAACCGGGCGATCTCCCGGGAGCGCTTGTTGTTGAGCCATTGCATGTCGCGCAAGCCCTTGGCTTGGAGATCCTCGGTCGCGTCGTTCGTCGCGTCGGTGTGCGCCGACTGGTAGGCGGCCCATTCTTCCGGGTCCATCTTCGTCTGATCGGCGTTTTCGAATAGCGGCATCATCGAGCGGCCTTGCTCGGCGAGCTTGATCTCTTCGGTCGTCGCGAGCATGCGGTCCATGACCCCGCGCACCGTGTCGTCAAGTTCGACATTCAGGTTGCGCAATTCCCGGTAGATCGAGAGGAGCCAGGCCCGGAACCGTTGGAATAGCCCGTGCAGTTCGACGGCCGGCGCCTTGCCCTCGAACAGATACGCCTCGAAACCGCGGGCGAATTGCTCGTGATAGGCGCGCTTCTCTTCGAAGTCGAGCCCGGTCCACGTCGCGAGATCCGGCACGCCGAACCACTTCATGAGCGCGTTCACATCGGCGAGCACCTCGCGCTCGCCCGGGGTGAGATCCGTTCGGCCTTCCATTTCGCCCGCGAGGGTGACGAGCGTCTCGAGGAAGTAATGTCCGGACTCGTGCAGGAACGAACTTAGATCCGACTGCGGCGTGAGGCTGATTGTGTTCGTCGACGGGTTGAACGCTGCGCGCGGCGCTCCGGTGTTTTGTAGGAACTCATCGCGCTCGGCCTGCGTGACCGGCGTCCCGTCCTTGTGCGTGATCTTGATGAGCGAGTCGTCGAACACGACGAGGTTGCGCGTCCCTTCGCCGTCGGATCGGGAGCCTGCGTCGAGGTATTTGATTCCAGGGATGCCGATGGAATTGAGGTATTCAGACGCGGCTTTGTCGGAGCCGAGTTCGCGACTCAATCCTTTATAGGCTTGCTTGCCCGTTGTGTCGTCTACGGTGCGACCTATTGCCCGCTCTTCCGAACGAATATCACGCCCAGCGAACGTCTTGATTCGTTCGATCACACGTTCGCCGATAGCGATTAACTGGTGCCCTTCCGGTAGCTTTTGACGCCGTTCCTCAAGGCGCATCACTGCTTGAGCTAGAACAACATCGTATCCGCGCGAAGCGATGCTCTTAACTGTGCTGAAATCGGGGTCGCTTGGGTCGAACCTATTTCCATCAAGAAACACCGGGTATTCGTAGTTCGGCTCGACGTACTTAACAAGAGCTTGCACTTCCGGCGCCTGCTCGCTCAGCGGCTTGTCCAAATCCAGCATCCGCGCGACCGCCTCGTCGGGGATGTCGACTTGGTATAGGGCGCCGGCTCGTTTATCAACAAGTGGGAGTTCGGCGCCGCTTTCCAACAAATCCGCCGCGCTATTCCAGACTTCACGCAAGTCGTTTGAATAGTTAGAACTCGCCGCACTTCGAAGAATGTCCGCGGTGCGTTTTACATCCCCGTCGTTCCCGACGAGCGTCACCGCCGCGACATGCGACGGGTTCTCGGCGTCGATTGGTTGCCCGTTGATGAAATACTGCACCTCAGATAAATTCTTCCGATACCACTCCGCAATCCCCTTGTTCTCAGCAAAGTACAATCCCCAGCCGTACGCCTGCACCCCCTCGCCCGTGCCGATCTTCGATAGATCGAATCGGTCGAAGATATGCGGCGAGCCGTGGAACGCGGGTTGGTTCAGGATGTTGGGGTCGTTGGGGTCGAACGTGCCGCGGTTGCCGATGGCGGATTTGATTTGCTCGGGGGAGAAAACTACCGCCCCGACCTCATCAAACCCGTCACCTTTCGACCGTTTGAAGATAACTCCGTCATGCCCTAGCGTCTTGGCGGCCTTTACAAGCGCCCCTTGGTTATAGTCGAAAGCATCTTCCGCTGCGTTAAAAGGTCCGTCCTTGTCCGTTATTACGAGAGGGTTTTTTAAAGAGAGATACACCGGGACGACATTTGCCCCAGGTTCGACCTCTTTTGCGAAAGTTGATTTCGGATTCCAGCTAACCGCTGCGTTTGCCAAACTATCCGCATAAACCGAGGCACGGTTGGTTCGACTCGTGAAGTAATAACCTTGGGAGACATTGAACCTTCCACCGACGTTACCGAACGACTCAAAATCCCCGCGCGTCCCGTGATACACCACAAGCGGCTTGCCCTGCGCGTCGACGACCTTGCTGTCGCCGAACCACTGGCGGAACGCTTCCGAGTCTTGATTCAAAACCCCCGCGCCCTCGTTCATCCGCGATTGCACACGAAGCTTAGACCGTCGATAAAGTTCGCCCGGTGCGACGCCCATGCGCGCACCCATGACCGCGAAGAACCGCGCGGTAAGTGAAGCATACGCGTCGTTCACCTCCGGGCGGAAGCGTTTCGTCGCGTCGAGTTCTGCGCGCACCGCCGCCTTCACCTCGTCGACTTGCGCGCGGAACCCGTCGTCCTTGTTCTGCTCGTTTACGATCCGATCGACTTCGGACTTGAGTTCCTCGGCCGCCCCGGATTGCATGTACTCCTGCGCCTCGCGCCGGCTGAACCCGTTCGGCGAGTCCTTGAGATCGTCGAGCAATGCCGGACCGATGTCGGTCGGCGCCACGCGCGCCGAGTACTCGGCGAACGGAATGCGCACCGTACCCCCGCTCGCAACGGCAAGGGGTAGTTGCTGTGCCACCGACGGCGAGACTTGCGAAAGCGCTTCGGCCGCGCCCGACTGCATGAGCACGTTCGCGTCGATGTAGAGATCCTTCACCGGGCCGGCTTCCTGAATCTGCTCGGCGAAGCGCTCGAAGCTCGTCGGATCACGTTCGAGCACCTTGCTCGCCGCCGCGAGTTCGTTGAGCTTGCCGATCGCCTCGGCGCGGATCTCGGCTTGCTGCGCTTCCCGGGCGCGCAGTTCCATCCGTCGGGCCAGCGCTCCGGCGCCGTCGAAGATCCCGGATTGAACGATCGTGCCGATGACCGTTTGCCGGATCTCCTCGGGCAATTCCTTCGCGAAGTCGCCCCACGTCTTCCCCGGGTTCGCAATCGCCGTGTCAGTCGCCGACTGCGCGATGGTCGTCGCGATCTCGCTTGGGATCTCGCGCGCCAGCATGCCGGCGACGAACTCGCTCATCCCCGCGCGCCCGAAGCGCTGCACCATGTAATCGAGCGGGATCTTCTCCCCCAGGACTTCGGCCAAGCCCTCGAGCCCGGCGCCGAGTGCGGCTTCGCCCTTGCTGCCGCCTCGATCGCGATACTTCGAATACGCGGGCGCGGCCGTCTGCGCGAAAAACGAGGCAAGGGCGGCCGGCGAGGAGTAGAACCCCGCGACGATCGCCGGGGTCGACTGCGCCGTCGAGATCACCCCGCGGTAAATGTCGCCCGGCAATCCGTCCGGGTTCGGCGTGTCGAGGAACTGTCGGTTCAACGACTGTCGATTCATCCGCTGCGCATCGGCCGCGACCGTGTCGAGCCCCAGCATGTCGCCGGCAAAGCGCCGAACCCCTTGCCGGGTTTGCTCAAACAATCCTTCGCTCAGCGCGGAGCGCACGCCAGCCACGAGCGACGAGAGGGTCGTCGGTGGGCTGGACCATCCCCGCACCCCGCCCGGGCTGTTGTCGACCGTGTAGCGTTGCGAGAGCATCGCCCGCGCGGCGTCAGCATCGAGCGCCGGGTTGCGCGCCATCGTGTCTTGCACGAGCTTGGAGAACTCGCGCGAGGTGATCGCGGCTGTCTGCGGGCCGACAGTCGGTGCCTTGCGCTCCGGTCCCAGGATTGCGCGAGCAACGCGCTCGAACATCGAGAGCCCTTGCGCATCGTCGTGCGCGAGTTTCGCGAAGTCGGCGTCCGTGTATGCACGCCGGGTGATGGGCGCGTCGGCCGTCGCCTCGTCGACTTGGCGTATGCGCGCGGCCCGCATGGCTTCATCCGGCACCGCTTCGACGGCGGCCGGCGTCGTGCCCAAGTACCCGGCAACCCGGTTGCGCTGACCGATCTGATCGGGCTTTGCGTCGACGCCCGTTGCGAGACTGGATCGGAGCGCTTGCTCGGACCAATCACGCTCGGTGCGCATCGCATCGAGATACTCGTTCGAGCCCGTCGGCTTGGGGCCGCCCGCTTGAAGAAGTTCGAGGTATTCGTTCATTTCGGCGCCGGGATGAGTGCGCTTGCGCGCGATTGCTTGGCGAGGTAGAGCCGTCGGACGTTCTCTTCCGTCGGTGCGTAGAGCGGGTTGCTCGGATCACGCTTGTTCATTTCGTTGAGCGCTTCGGAAATCTTCGCGCGCTCAGCCTGCGGCACGACGACCTTCGCCGCCTCGTCCGGAGTGAGTTGGATCACGGGCACGTTCTTGCTCGACATGCCGAGCCAGGTCGGCACCGCGACCGTCTTCGCCATTTCGCGCCGCATGAGTTCCATTTTCTCGGGTCGACTCAGTTCCTTGTTCCCGCGGGCGCGTTGCTCCTCGTCGATCAAGTGTTCGATGCGGAACAGCATTTCGCCCAGGGCGCGCTTTTGCCCTTCCGTCTTCGTCGGGTCGTATGGCTTCAATCCAAGTTCGTCGGCGACGTGGTTGAAGTCCTGTTGATCCATCGTCGCCTTCGTGCGCCCGGCCGCCGTTTGCAAGCTCTCGTGTTTCTTGAGGAGTTGCTCCGTCGCGTCGAGCCCGAAGAACGGGCGCAACGCCTGCACCTCGGTGCGCGTCATGCCGGCAAGCACGGACGGCGCCGAATAGGCGAGGTACGCGTCCCCGTTCTGCATGAGCGACATGCGCTCGGCGCGCTGCATGTCGGTGAGGGCGCGCGACGACCGGGCCGCGGCCCGTTGCTCACGCACGAGCGCCTCGGATTCAAGCGACTTCCGGATCTCGTGTCGCTTCACCTCGGGTAGCGCCATCCATGCGTCGGAGCGCTGGATCTGAGCGAGCGGCACCCCTTGATCGACGAGCGCATAGACGCCGTTGATGTTCGCCGCGTTCGACTCGTTTTGTTGGGCGTTGAACGCGCTCGCCCGCTGGCGCAGTGCCGACACCCCGCGCTGCATCGCGTCTGGGTTGTCTTTCAACTTCTCCCGGAGCGCTTGCTCCATGTTGAAGATTTTCACCGGGTCGTTCGCCGTCTTCGGCCCGAGTTCGGTCCACACCCGATCGGCTTCCGCCTCGGCCGTTTGCAGGTCGCTCGCCTCTTTGATGACGCCTTGCATTTGCGCCCGGGCTTGCAAACTCATCGACGCCGAGTTCTCGTCGTAGTACGTCCGGGCCGCCGACGCGTTCCCCGACTTGAGCAAGCCCTGCATGATTCCGACGTGCATCGGGCTCATCGCCGCCTGCGTTTCCGCCTGGATCGTCTTGTCGTCCCAGCCCAAGCGTTTCGCCCGGGACTGCACTGCCGACGTGATCACCGCGCTCGATTGCTTGCGGATCGATGCGTCGCCGTAGAGCAACGCGGCTTGATCGGTCGCCACTTGAATCGACGACTTGTCGTTGTCGTCGTCGAACTGGCGTTGCTCGCTAACCATGTGCGAGGCGAGCGAGTTGCGGAACTGGTTTAGGAGCGCGGCCGATTGCCGGGTGAACTCAGTTTTCTGAACGTCGTTCCCCAGCCCGTCGCGAATCGAGGTGAGTTCTTTCTCGAGGTTCTCGGTGAACTCATCCGGGAGCGCTTTACCCCCGGGGCGCTCGAGCGCGTTCTTGCCGCGAAGCTGGATCGCCTGGACGTGCAGGTCGGTGCGACGCTTGATCGCCTGATTCACCGCATCGAGGACGCGCGACTCGTTCGCCTGCTTCGCCATGTCCTCGCCGATTGCGGCCAGCGCGCCACCTGAGGCGAGCGCAGCGCGCGCCAAGCGGCGCGACTGCTCCCCTTGCACGTCCGGCATGTCGGGCGCGCTGTACGCGGCCCGCGGCCCGGTCTGGTAGCCGACTTGCGGCGTGTCGTATTGCGGGACCGTCAGCATTATCCAATCTCCCAACGTCGCGCCGTCGGCAGCGCGAAGCTCGAATCGTCGTATTCCGGTGCCTTGGGTGCGTTCGACGGGCTATTGAACGCGCCGAGCTTGTTCATCTGATACCACTTGCCGGCGACAGCACCCGCCCCTTCGAGCAACGTCGTCGCGGCGGCCGTGACCGGACTGATCGACCGGGCCGCGGCGCGCTTCATGATCGCCTCGTTTTCGAAGTTTGTCGCCTGCGTCCGGTAGCCCCATGCCGCGCGCACCGCGTTGGCGTCGAGCGTGTTCTTGTCGATCTCCTTCATGATCTCGGTCGACGCGGCAACTTCGGCCGCCGACCCGGTCCCGAGATCCACACCGCGCCGCGCGAAGCTCACGCGTTGGGCGGCTTTGAGTTTTCCCGCGCGCATCGTGAGCGAAGCGACTTCCGACTTGCCGGCGAGAAGTGCAGATTGCGCCGTACCCTCGGCGATGCGCGCGTTGATCTCGGCGAGGTTCGCTTGCGTCTCGAGGTTGCGCCGTTGCAGTTTCGCCGAGTAGAACGAGCCGACGGTCCCGGTTGCCAGGCCGAACGCCATGAGCGGCATGCTCAGCGCGGCCGGGTTCCATTTCCCGTCCGTCGTCTTGAAGTCGTCGAAGAATCCCGCCATGTCAGTCTCCGAGTTCCACTTCGGCCGTGAGCGAGACGATCGTCACGGGAAGCGGGTCCGATTGCCGGACGAATACTTGCCCCGAGTCGGTCCACGACGGCATCACGTCGACCTCGATTTCGCGGCTTTGCAGCGCCGGGGGCGAGCCGTAGGGCTCCGTCGTGCGGATCTTCGCTTCGGTCAGGTTGTCAGCATCGGGTCCGACGAAGATCCCCGACGAACGATAGACCCGCAGGTAGACCCGGTTGACGTTCTTCGTTCGCCCCTGCCCGTAGGCCGCGTCGATTTGCTGAGCGAGCGGCAAGGTCTGAAAGTCCGCTTCGATGGGCAAACCGATCTGCACGACGCTTGCCTCGACATCGAGGGTGATCTCGCCCCCGGTCACGGTGCGACGCGGATGCACGGCGCCGTCGGCCAGGATCGACACCTCTTCGCCTTCGAGGTGATCGAGCCCCGAGATTGTGTCCGTCGCCGCGCTGTCGTAGGTGAGTCCGCAGTCGACGAAGAACGCATCCTCCTGATCGACGAACTGCCTGCTCGCCAAGCGCTCGACATAGCGCACGTCGGCGCCGTCAATCTCCCGCTTGACCACGACATAGAGTCGATCCTCATTCCCCTCGGCAACGACCGCGCAGGACTCGAACTCGCCGACCGTCGTGTCGTGCCAGGACCACGCGCCGATCTGTTGTTCCGGGACGTAGGTCAACGACAGTAGATAGCCGTTTGACGAGACGAACCAGACGATCGGGATCGGCGCTTTGCCATACGCCATGTCGACGATCTCGAGGTTGTCGAAGAGGTGCGCCGCGCGTAGGCAGAGATCCCCGGTCGAGAACCCGCCCGCTTGCCAGTTGTACGCCAGTTCGCGCACATGCCCGCCGCGCGCTGCGCCGTAGATCAGCGTGTTATTCACGATGACGGGTTGCACGTTGCTGGCGCCGACGTAGGATTGCGTCTTCGGGAACACGCTGGACGGGGTGAGCGCTTCGGAGTCGAGTGCTGCGATCCGCCACTCGGCCGAACTCGTGAGGATGAGCGGTTCGGAAAGCGGCACGATATGACGGATCGTGTTTGCCTCGCGCGCCGCGATCCGGTACTTGATCCGGTCGTCGTCGCGCACGGGCAACCCGTAACTCATGTCCGACTCGGTGCCCGATCGGGTGAGCCAGAATGTTTGCAGTGCGTTGTTCGTGCCGCCGAACGCGCGGCGTTGTTCGATGTAGGACACCGCGGCCGGGTAGTTGCCGGACGAGTTGAACACCGTCTCGTAGATCGGCGGCGTCTTGCTCAAGTCCGGCGATATGTTGTCGTCGATGATCGACGTCCCGGTCGTCTGCCCGATATAGCCGTAGAGCCCGCCTTGTTGCTTGTAGACGTTGTATCGGCTGGCACCCGACACCGATGACCATGCGATCGTCGCAATGCCGCCCGTCTCGAGCAAGTTGCCCGCGTCCGTGCCCGAGGAGGATGCGACCGACTCGCTCACGCCGTCGGCGGCAATCGCCGTCACGACGTAGACGTAGTCGTATTTGTCGGCCGTGTGCCCCGAGCACGTCACCGTCGGCGCCCCGGGCGCGGCGATCGGTGCGGCGAAGCTGATCGTGCTCAGTTGCCAGTTCGTCGCTCCGACACGGCGAAGCTCGCGCGGCGCGTAAGACGGATGAACGAGCGTGAGCACATCGGCCGATTGCACGTAGTGAATGTCGAAGAGGTGCGCTTCAACATAGGGGTTCGGAATCTCGTAGACCCCGGAAGCCGGGAGCGCGTACCAGTACGTCGCGTTCGGCGGCGCGTTGCCGGTCGTTGGGGCGATGCAGTAGTACCGCGTCCCGCTATGCGTGACGAGATCGCCCAGGACGTACGCCGTGAGATTGTTGTAGGCAGCCGGTGAGCCGGCGAGGAGGGTTGCGCCTTGGGTGTGAAATCGGAAGTACCCCTCGCCGATCTCGATCACCATCGTTTGCGTCGTCGAGTAGGTGAACGGGATCAGGCGCGTGCGCTTCGCCGACGTCTTCACCTCGCGCACGAACTCAGTGCCGGCGCGGTTCTCAGCCGGACCCGTCGGCTTGCAAATGAAGTTGCGCGCTCGCGCGAGTCCGGATCGGTACTTCGAGTCGCCGATCATCCCGAACATTTCCGGCGACAGTTCGCCCCCGGAAAAGCTCGCGTGAAAGTCCCGTGTCGCCATCAGTAGCGCGCCTCGATGAACCCCGGCGTGTGGTCAGGCTCGACGTGGCGTTGATTGGCGTCGAACTCGATCGCCTTGCCCAAGAGCATCTGATAGATCGCGAACTGGTTCTTCGCTTCCTTCCGGCCGGCGTCGCCCTTGATGACCGGCCCGGCCAGGTACGCGGCGAGGAGCCGGCTAATTGCCGACGTGACGTGCGGGGGATACTTGGTCGGATCGGTCGCCTTGATCGTGTAGAGCAAGGTCGCGTCCTCAAGGTTCGTGTAGATCACGATCGACCCGTCGTCGGCCGCCAGCGTCTCGTAATCCTCAGACTCGCCGGTCGTCGATGCGTCGGACGAGAGGATCGAGAGCACGCGCAGGGTCAGGTTCGGCTCAGCGTACGCGTAGGACCAATTGAACGTGTCGACGTCGAGGAGCGCGAGCGTCTTGCGCCGTGTGTTGAACTTCCACGCATGCGCCTCGAGCACTTCGTCGCGTGCGATCGGATAGTAGCGCTGGCACTGCTCAGCTTGCGCGGAGCCCTCGGGCGGATCGAGCGAGGCGACCGTCCCCGGGTTCCCGATGTGGGCGAGCGCGAGGTTCGCGATTTCGACTTCGGATGCCATACAACCCCCTCAAAGAAAAACGGGGCCGCGGTTGCCCACGACCCCGAAGCACACCCACGGGAGGAGGGTCGCGGGATTAGGTCAAGTCGTCGCCTGCGGGCGGCTCTGCGGGCGGGTTCTCCGGAGTCTGAGGCGCGTCCGACTTCGCCTTCTTCAGCTTTTCCGGCTTGATCTCTCGCAACGTCTCCCCGAGCTTCATCCCCTCGGGGAAGGTCGTCTCGAACACCTCGCCCGCCTTGACGAGACGACACTCGTGAGAGATCCAGCGATCGACATCGGTAACGTAGCGCGGCATCGTCTACCCCTTAGGCGACCGTGAAGCCGGACGAGTAGAACACGCCGACTTGCGGGTAGTCGCGGGTGACGTGCGCCGTGAACTTGCCGGCCGTGAGCGGACCCGTCGCGACCGTGTATTGCAGGCCGAGATAACGCTGACCGACCGGCTGAGCGGCCAGGAGCGCCGGGGCGACCCACAGGACGATCGGCTCGCGGCCCAAGGTGAGATCCGCCTTGCCGATGACACCCGTCTCGACGAGCACCGTCGGGGTGCCAAGGTTCGCGGCAGCCGACGAGATCAATTGGAAGTTGACCGTCGCGGAGCCGGCTGCGGTCGCAGCCTCGTCCACGCCGATGACGACGTAGAGCGGGTTGCCGATGCCGATGTCCCGGGCGAGCCCCAGGTCGAGCGTGTTGGTCGACACGGCCGTCGAGGTGACAGCCTGCGCGGACGACAGTTGCAAGAGTGCGTCGGTGAGCATGCTAGATTCCCTTTCCTCGACGTTCGATTAGGATACGAGCGATTCGGCGATGCCCAGCCCGTCGCATCGACGCACCGGAATGCCCATGAACGTGAGCACGTTCATGTTCGTGCCGAACTGCGAAAGCGCTTGCTGGATCGCAAGCACACCGCTGGACTTCTCCATCGCTTGAATCATCAAGCCTTCTTGGATGGAGCGGTTGCAGTAGAACGCCGCGCGACCCATCGAGAAGTTCGGGATTCGCGCGATGGCGCGCATCATGAGCTTGAGCAGGTTGGTCGCCGCCGTGCTCGCTTGCGTACCCGTGACGCCGACCCAATCCGACACGTCGATGTTCGGGATGCGAACGACATAGCGCCAGTCCTTCACGACCATGCCGGCGTCCCATTGGAAGAGGGAGCGTGCAGCTTGGTAGAAATACCCGTTGCTGTCCGCGACCGACTCTTCGCCCAAGTCGCGCGATTGCAACCCGGCTACGCTCCCCTTCGGGTAGGTCATGAAGCAGGCTTGCTCGCCCCACACGATGAGGTACATCGAGGCGTTGTCGGACGTCGATCCCCCGCCAAGAATGATGTTGTTCCCGTTGCCGGCCGACGTGCTCGAGTAGCGCGTCGCCAACCCGGAGAACGTCTTGAGATCGGTCGCGACGTTGCCGTTGAATATCTTGCTCGTCATTTCCTGCCCCATCTTTTCGATGAAGGCGGACTCTTCCGAGAGACGATACGCTGCGCTGTTGCCGTTGAGCGTGAGCAACTTCGCGTCGATGTGCGAACGCGCCTCGAGCATCGCGATCGGCTCGGTGATCTGAGCGGTCGTCGACTTGCTGGACGGCACGCCCGCGTTGTATTGGCGCCAGTACACATCGGGCAATCCTGTTCGGATCGTCTCGACGTGACTCGTCGGTTGATTTGCCTCCCGGAAGACGACGTCCTCGAGGATCTCGTTCGATTGCGAAAGCAGTTCCGCAATCGGATTGACCTTCCCGTCGGGGGCGGTACGCTTCGAAATGTCGGCGAGGGTGAGTTGCCCTGTGCTCAGAGTTGCCATAGTGCCTCCGTTACGGGTTCATGTCCGGATACATGCGTTGCGCGAGTGTCTTGGGCGCGTCCTTGGTCGGACCGCCCGTGACGATCTTGTTGTCCTCGCCGATCGCTTTTCCGATCCGCAAGAACGTGCGGAGCACTTCGGGGTGATCCCCGAGTCCGCTTGTATTCAGGAATTCGACGAACTCCGGGGTTGCGAAGGATTCGAGCCCTTTCTTCGCAACGGCGAGGTTCTCGTCGAACTTCTCGCCGCCGAACTCCGCGTCGTTCTTCGAGGCTTCGGCCCATCCGGCTTTCAGCGCGGTGACTGCTTCGGCTTGCTGGGCCGCCATGACGGGGGCGACCGAGTCGAGGATTTTTTGCGCGGCGTCCTGGGTGAGATCCAGTTCCTTCGCGGCCGTCGTGTAGGCGGCGAGAACTTGTTCGTTGAACGACTGACCCTCGGGCGCCTTGAACTCGTACGCCTCGGGCGCGTTGCGCTTGACCGCCTCGGTTGTCTGAGTCGTTTGCTCGGTCGTCTGAGTCGTCGCGGTTTGCGATTCGGTGCCGGTTTCAGCGGTTTGCGTCGTCGCCGTCTGCTCGGTCACCGTTGCGGTCGTTTGCGATCCGTCGGGCATTTGCCTCACTCACCATCACGAAATACTGGTTCGGACACAGTTCGTTGATAAGCTCCAAGTGCCGCAACCCTTCGACCTTTCGCCCTTCCAGTAGCGCCATGACGAGCGCGTCGGAGTTGAACGATGATGCGAAGATCCCGGCTCTTTCGAGCAATCGCCACACATACGCGCGACCTTGCTCTGACCCCATCAACCACTTGGTTTCGTTCTCGTCGTCTTGCCGGGCGCGCTTTGCAAGTTCCTCGCGCTGCGCTAACTCAACTTGCTCACGGCTTAGATCAAACGGGTTCGAATCCATGACGGTGCGACTCTAACCCCGCGCTTCGGAGTTACGCGTACCCCTAGATGAACGTGATGGGTTGCCAGGACGAGCCGTCCCAATACTTCGCGCGAGCGGTGACGCCCGTTGCTTGAGAGACGGTCGGCGTGTAGCCGGTAAGCGTGAGATTGCCGGTCGTCGGCTCGATCGTGATCGGTTGATCGATCGTTGGTACGTACCCGGTGAGCGCAAGGTTGCCACTCGTCGGCGTGAGCGATCCGTCGACAGGTTGATCGATCGTCGGCGCGTAGCCGGTGAGAACGAGATTGCCAGTCGTCGGCTCGACGGTTGTTGACTTGCTGAGTGTCGGGGTGTAGCCGGTGAGCGCAAGATTCCCGGTCGACGGCGTGAGCGTGCGGGGTTGATCGACACTCGGCGTATGCCCGGTGAGTTCGAGATTCCCGGTCGACGGGTCGAGCGTTGTGCCACCACCGCCTGCCGATACCGTTTCATTGACCTGAGCGCCTCCAGCGCCCATGTACTCGTCGTCACCGACCTCGTTGATCCAGGCGCCATCGGCACCCATGTACTGACGGGACATTAGCTGATCTGCAACTCAGGATCGACGTACACGGTGTAACTAGCCTTCGCCATGCACACGCGAGCTATGATGAGCCCCTTCTCCTGCGGCGTGAACGTAACGGACAGCTTTTGCTCGTTTGGATTGGTCATGCCCGTCGTGGTCCACGTCGCTGAACTGGCAGTTTGATCCGCAGCGGTGGCGAGCACATCCGCAACCGCGTCATCAACGAACAAAGCCAATGGAACGCCGGACGTGCCGAGATACTCGACTTCCAACCATATCTCGTTGTCCTTGAGATTGGTCGCAGAATCATGCAGAAAATCTACCGTGACAGTCACGGCCGACCCGGTAACCTCGTTCCATTTCTGGATTTCAGGCGAAACGAGCAAATGGAGCGGATATTCCGCATCGCCGCTCGTGGCGAACTTCCATGCCATGCCCGTTGTGCCGTCGGACGCGCCGCCCGTCTTAACTAAGGTCGTTTCGTCCTTGATTGAGCCGGCGTAGTCCTCGACCCATAGCTTGTAGTTCGTGTCTGCAGAGTCGCAGTTGATGAGTTGTGCTCGCACCTTTCCGGCCGTCTTAGATCCCGTCACGAGCGACCCTGACCACGACGCAGGGAGCTTGCAGTTGCGGAATGTCACAACCCCGGAGCCGCCCTCCAAGGAGACCAAGTTGAGGGTCGAAGCAAAGTTGCTCAGATCCACGCCGTCGAAAAGCATGCCCCCTCGGCTGCTTGCGTCGAGGAATCGGTATAGGTAGCTTGGTGTTGTCGTGCCGGACTCGACCCCGCCGCCGCGCCACTCAAGATAGGTGCGAGAGATGATGTACTGAGCGGCATTGGCGAACTTGATCGTGCAATCTTTCCATGTCACGCGACCTGTGACACCGCTGTTCACGGCATAGATCTGTCCAGCTGTGCCCGTCAGATCGAACGTGCAGTTATCGTACGCCTGCACGTTCGGGGATGTGTTCGCCAATAGAAGCGAGCCCGCCGATCGAAGAATCAGCCCGTAGGCGTAGAAGTTGCCTTGCAGGGTGAAGTTACTCCCCCCCGTGTTGGCGATAACCGCCCCACGGGTGAGCGCAGACGCACCCGCGCCGCCCGTTGGCGTCACCGACAATAATTGACTAGGCGTCGCCAGCGTCCCAGCTACGTTGTAAGTCAACGCCGACGCAGTTGATTCCGAGTGGCGGTAGTCGAATAACCAGCGATCCCCCGCCGCGTCCGCAGCATCAACAGCCGCAGCCGTCAGTTCAGCGTTCGCCCATGACAGCCCGTCGCCGCCGCTTCCAGGGGTGAAGTTGTCGATGAATCTGTCGGTCATCTATTCCCCCTGCGCCGCTTGCACAGCAAGCCACGCCGTGCGCAGGTTAGTCATACGCGTCTTCATCTGATTGTACTGCGTAAGCGTCAGGCCGAACGCATTGCGAACTTGCGCGTCCGTCAGGTCTGTCGCCTCGATGCGATTGAGCAGCCACGTCGCCAGTCGCGCAGCCTCTTCACGAGACGCCGAGCGATAGCGTTCGCGGAATCGTGCCGCAAACTGAGATGCGGTCTGGTGCTTGAGCCTAAGCGCCACCGATCAACTCCTCGAACTCTTGCGCTGCGGCTCGCTCTTCCAACTGCGCAGCACGAGCGTCGGCGATAGCCTGCAAGTCTTTGCCCTCCGTCATGATCGGGCCGTACTCAATGTCACTCACCGACCCGTCATCCCATGTATGCAGTTCACGCACATAGCGCGAGCCGTTCGCCTGGGCGTGGCCTACGGTGTAGGTTGAGGAGACGATCGGCATTGTCTACGCCCTCGCAATGTCGAACCAACCGTCCGTCGGACAGTTGATCGTCAACGTGTTTCCGTCGAGCGTGGCAGGCACATCAGCCGGCGAACTGTCACCGAGGAAGTATCCCAGGAGCGGCGAAGTCTTACCCCATAGCGAGCCGCTCACGTAGAGCACCCCGTATCGCCACGCAGGGATATTCCCACCGGAAGCGGTCCAGGCTGCGGCCGCGCTTGAGAACTTCCATCCGTTCGTGATCGCGGTCGCCGCCAGCGACGACAAGCTCACGCCACCGGTCGTGTACCCGTTGCCGTTGGCGATCTCGTTCGTCAGATCGGCGAGCACCGCGTGCCCGGATGTACCGTTGCTCGGCGTATAGGACGAGGAGAGCAAAGCGAGCTTGACCGTCGCACTGGTGATGTCGTTGATGCGAACGTCGTCGATGTTCGCTGCGTAGAAAGTGAATGCGCCGGCCGCCATGTCGAACCCCTATGAAATGTCGATCCAAATATCCCCGACCCGCGGATCGCTCGGCTCAGTCGCCGAGACGATCACTCGAGGGATGTAGTCGTTGATCCATTTACCCGTCGCCGAGTCGTACACCAGCGAGTCGCCGTGTTGCGGTGAGGTGAGCGCAACGTCGCTCAGTGCTGAGAGCGCTGAGACACCGGAGCCGCCCCCGCCGATCGGAATTGCCGTGCTGATACGAAACCGCTTGCTGTCCCCATTGGTGAGCTTGATGAGCACATCGGCGCCGGCCGAGAGAATGTCCTCGATGCCGTTGCCCTCGTCACCCTTCGGACCTTGTACACCGCGCTCACCCCTCGGACCTTGCACACCACGCGGCCCGGGGTCTCCCTTCGGTCCTGCGACACCTCGATCGCCCTTCGGCCCTTGCGGACCTCGAGGACCAACTTCACCTTGCGGCCCAGGCGGACCCATCGGCCCGAGTTCGCCTTGCGGTCCGGGCTCACCCTGCGGTCCCGGTGGACCCATCGGCCCCGGCTCGCCGTCCTTGGGTTTCGGTGGCGGTTTGTCCGGGAGGTACTTGCGCCGCTGGGCTAGGAATGCGAGATCGGATGGCATTAGGAAACTGAAATCGACTTTCCACTTTGCGAAAGCAAATTGCTCCCCGCCGGCATCACACCTCGATAAAGGTTGCGCCCCAGCGGGTCGATGATCCGAACAACCAGTTCGTCGTCGTAGAACTCAAGCAAGCCAGCCACCTCTACGCTCCGTGTAGGCGTTCCGCCCGCCTGCCCGGTGTACTTGTAGACCACGCCGCTTGAATAGCCGCTGGACTGCGACAGATGATCAACGCCGGCCGGGTTCGCGCAGATCGCCGAATGCTCCAACACAGCATCCCGGCTTACAGTGGGCGCGTGATTGTCACCGCACACCCAGAACACGCCCTTGCTCGACACATTGTCGCGGCAGTAGGTCAGCAATTCCGTGCGCTCGGTGCTGTAGATGTCCCAGCCATCCGACACGCTCGTCTGTTGCAGCGTCATCTTGGGCGAACATATGATCTTGAACGTCGCCGTCGATGCCGACAGGCGGTCCTTCAGCCATTGCTTCTGCGTCGCGCCGAGCATCGTCTTCGATGCGTTGTCGGTCGCCGTCAGGATCGACCGATACGACATCGTGTCCAGCACGAAGAACTCCGCGTTACCGATCATGAAACGGAAATACTTCGGCGGATATTGCGCCGCAGGCGTACCGCCCGCCGCATTGGCTGGCTTGTCCGTGCTGGCATGTATGCCCGCGTCGTTGTTGGTCGGGTTGCCTTGGTAGTAGGCAATCATGGCCTGGTTCGCCGCCCACCATGAGGCATCGACCTCCGCCTGCGTCCCACCGCTGGCGACGTTTGGCGACACCTGCGCTTGCGTGACACTGTGGTCCCAATTGTCGCCACCGACCTCGTGGTCATCGCCCTGGAAATACTGCGGGCAGTACGCGTCCAACAGCCGAATGTGCGACTGTCGATGCACCTGCCGAAAGTGCGCCATGTAAACCGACGCGGCCGATCCCGTCGTAGGAACCGCGCTCGTCTCGTTCCACCAGCTCGACACGTTCTCAGAGCAGTAGATGTAATCCCCCTGGTGAACGACGGCGGCGACACCTTCCTCGATCAGGGACTGCACGAGCGCGTCGACGGTTTTTAGCTTCGTCATGCACGACATGAATCCGACCTTGAACGGCGCCGTCGTGGGCATCGTCTTCAGCGTGCCGGAAGCGGACGAGCCGCCGACGCTCACCGTGTACGCGTAACTCGTTCCTGGCAGCAACCCGGAGATGTCAACGATACCAATGCCGTCGTTCGACGCTGTGCTGATCGTCGACCCGGTGAACGTCTGACCGTCGCATGTCGCTGTAAGAACGCCGTTCGCGTCACTGCGAACCACAAGGCGCGCCGTCGTCGAAGTGCTGTGCCCTTGCCATTTCACCGTTATTGCCATCAGATGCGCTCCATGTACGGCGGCAGATCCATTGCACCGCTGAACCAGTAATCTGATATGGCGTAGGCGAGGCGCGGATCGCGACGCTCCATTCGCACCGCCAGGAAGCGAGCAAGGCCAGCCGCAGTCGACCCACCCGCACCCATCAAGCCGGTATTCGTGCTGGTCCCCGTGGCGTACCCACCGAGCACTAGGCCCGCGTTGCTTGCAACGGCAGGCGGAGTGTTTCGCGCTGTGTCATTTGCGCGAGGAATGCGGCCATTTAGATGCACCGTGACGGCCACGCGGTCGGGGTCCATCGCAAAATCCCACTCGATGACGTAGCTGTTGCGCTGCCCGGTCGTGGGTGCAATGGCACTTGTTGCCAAGACTGTCTGCTCTGAAGCGCCGCTCGGCTTGTAAAGCACAGACATGGCGTTCGATGTCGGCAGGGCCACACGAATGCCGCCCGTGGCCCCCGACCCAGGAAGCCAAACGCCGAACAGCGTTTCTGTGCTCGTGGTCGGGATGGATCCGTAGTACAGATCGAACGCCGTGATGAGCGACCCGCCGAGATTGGCCAGGTTGAACAGCGCCTCGATGTACGCGTTGCCGTTCGTCGTCCGCAGCGTGTTTCCGGCAGTGTCGAACGTCCAGCGGCCCGCGTTGGCCCATGCGCCGGTCGTGGTACCCGCCGCCGAGATGGTCGGCCCGTTGCCCAGACCATCGGCGAGCGACGTACCAGCGCCTTCGTGAAACCGATAGAACACCGCTCGGGACGTGAATCCGGATTTCTTGACCGGCGCAATCGCAATGGCCGTCATCCGATCACCTGAACCTCAAGGAAACACGGCAAAATCGTGTCGATGTGCGTCGTGCTCAGACCGTTGGGGATTCCGATGGCGTCAATTCGGGTAATCGCCTCGTCCACAACCAACTCAATCATGGCGTTGCTCTTGCTGACCATGAACGTGTCCGCCGCGCCAGAGGAACTGGTCGAGGCGCCGGTAATGTCGGTGTACGTGAGGCGGGTGTTCGCGGTCGAATCGTCGGGAGCATTGACCGTGATCCGAGCGCCCAAGGCAATCTCGCCAAAGAATGCTTGCGTTGCCTGAGTGTCAGGACCGGCGATGCCTGCGCCGTGCCAGATCAACCGGATGCGTCGGGCGGTTGCTGCGAAGGAGTCGAACTTGATGCGATCGGCCGCAACGTTCACCGACGAGGTAATGTCGGCCGGCATGTCGGCAACGGCGTCGAATCGGGCAATGCGTTGATCGACTGCGCCCGCACCCGCAGAGGTCTGGACGATCGACACATGCGCCGCATTTGAAGTGATCCCAACAGCATCGACAGTTCCGTCACTTTGAACCCCTAGCATCGGCGTTCCACCATGAGTCGTCATATCAACCCCCGTATCCCGAGAACATATCCACCACGTTGCCGCCCGTCGGATCCTGCGCTTTAGCGGCTGCCATATCCTTGCCGGCCTTCGCCCCCTCGGCGACGGCCATCATTGCTTGCTGAGCCTGCATCTGATCGGCACGCGCCTTGCGCACGATCGCGACTTCATCACTGCTCACGATGAGTTCCGGGTCGACGCCCAGCATGTCGGAATAGATTTCCGACCATTTGTCTTCGTCGAACTTGTCCAGCACGCTCGGCTTGTATTGCGCGATGACGCCCAGGTTGCCGACGAACCGATCGATGCCGTTGGTCGCAATGGCACGCTGGGCCTGAGCCAGCATCGACACGAACTCGACGTTCAAGTCCTGCCCCTGCATGTCGGGCGGAGGAGGGGGCACAAGTCCGGCCGCCAATGCACGCGCGAACGTGAGATCGATGAGTGGAGACAGCAATTCGTTGTGCAAGCGCTCGAGCACCGGACCCAGCATCAAGAGCTTTTCCTCATGCCGCTCGGCGACTTCGGTCGCGGTCATGCGCCCGACGATCGGTTGATTCGCGAGCATGAGGAAGAGATCGGCATAGAACGACGAGCGGATGCGCTCGCGCACGTCCTGAATGTCGCCGAGCAGATGGTCGAGGCGTAGGTTCACCTCCCACGCCGGGCGGATACCCGCTTGCGCAGTCGCCACGTCGACGTAGTTGATCTTCCCCGGGAGCATGGACGACTCTCGCCCCTTGAAGCTCGACGGCGCCTGCAATGGCGGCTTCGTGTAGTAGTCGATGCCCTGCGCCTTGCGAAGCTGTTCGTGCTGCAATTGCTTGATGTCGCCCAACGCTTCCATGCCCGGGCTGTTGCCGTAGATATCGCCCCCGGCGAGATCCCAGCGCGGCACCAGTGCCCGGAACATTTGGAAGCCGGATTCACGCAACAGTCGGTCGCGCCCCTCACCGAGTTCGAAGTAGCACGACGCCCACGGCATGTTCTGCGGATCGCGGCGCGACTTGTCGCGCACGTAGCGCGGCTCGATCGCGTGAATCACCGTCACCCACGAGTCTTTCCCGGTGCGTTGCTCGTAGAGCCTGCGCACGCTTTCGCTCACGTTGTCGAGCCCGAACTCGTCGACCAGTTGCGACACAGTCATGTCGAACCGACGGAAGATCGTATCGACGTACCCCTTGCTGTTCGTCGCGATCCGGTACTCGCCGATCGTCAGCGGATGGTGATGAATCACCGAGTCGAAGTCGTCGAGCATGATCGTCGCCCCGGTGCCGAACGCGCCGAGTTCGATATATTGCATGTGCAACGATCGGTACGTGTTCGAGCGCGCGAACACCTCGAGGAGCAAGCGCGTGATCTGAGACAACCACGTCTTCACGTCGTCGCGCAGTGCGAGATTCGGGTCGCTCGTCGTGAGCCGGAACCACGGCCGCGCCGGGCTCGTCATGCCCGCCATCATGCCGGCCCCGAGCACCTTGAGCGAGCGCGTGCCGGTCGAGTCGTAGATATCGTTGTGCCGCTTGTCGCCTTTGTTCCGGTCGGTCGGCCAGAATCGACCGTTCCGGGGCAACAGCACGTTGCTGATCTCGCGCCAATGCGGGAGCCAGGTCGACGCTTCCTGATCGAGCGTCCCCCAGCGCTGCACGAGCAAGTCGACCTTGCTCTTTCCCGTCGCGGCGTCGATTGCTGGCATCACGAACCCAATAGAGTTGAACGTCCAAGCGACAATTGCGTCGGGTCGATGCCGCCCGCACCCGTAAGCATCGTGCCCGCGGTGCCGGTGCGCCCCGCCATGAGCATCTGATCGAGGATCGCCGCCGTGTTCGGCTTTTTCTGGTTCGCGCGGTTCGACGCCTCGTCGGCCGCCTTCGCCGTGGCCGCGGCTTTCGCTTCAGCTTGAGCGCTGGCGTTTTTCTGCGTCTTCGCTTGTTGCTGCCCGGAGTAGATCGAGTACCCGGTGCCGACGGCGCCGGCAATCGCGGAAATGATTTGCAAGGTCGCGGCTTCCATCACGCCCCCATCGGTTTGAAGAACATCGACTCGCCCAGGCCGTAGCCCGAGCGCGGCAGGACGTCAGCGACGCGCGAGTCGGGCCGGGCGGCCACCAGCATGCCAACGGCCCCGCGACTGCGCGCCATGCGCTCTGCGGCCTTGAGAAGTCCCATGCCGGCGCCCGATCCCCGGTACGCACTGGCGACGAACCACGACTCGACCGCGCCGATCACCCGGCCGTAGTGGGGGTTCTCGCTGCATACGAGGGCCAGGAAGCCCACGAGCGACTCCCCGATGTAGGCCGCGAAGCACTGAAGCGCACCGGCGCGTTCTAGCGCGTTGTATGTCGACCACTGAGGATTCGGCTCCGGGAGCCCGTCGATGCGCGCCTCGAGCGCGTACTCGGCCAGGAGCGCACCGATAGCCGGGTCGCCCTGGATCGTGAAGGCATCAACGGGAATGATCGCGACCGGGTCCATGATGGGCGCACGGTAGCGCAAGGTGCGGGAGTTACGCGTACCTCAAGCGTATGGGTCGTAATCCTCGGACTCGACTTGCCGGGCGGCACGCTCGATCGCGGGCACTTGCCGGATCTTCGGCGTGTCGATGAGCGCCAGGCAATACGCCGTGCCGAAGTCCGGAGATCGACCAATCAACTTCACGAGTTCCTCGCGCTCGAATGCGCGAATCGCGATGCCTTGCGGGCGCCAGCGCATCGCGCACAAATCCGCCTTCAACCTGCGGTCAGGCGGCAACGCGATCCCTGTGTTGTTGACCGGGTCGAGCGCTTCACGCATCGCCCACCACATCCATGTGCGGAAGTTGGCGAAGTGCAACCGGCCGGATCGATCCGTGTTGCCGACACTGGTTGAGACGTCGACGCCGATGACGTGCTGCCCAGCGGTATTCAGGAAGTCGTATGGGCTCGCTCCGACGCCGTTGATCTCGATGTGCATCGGCGCCCCATCGCGCGCCGCAGCGATCGTAAGCGCGGCCACATGCGGCCCGTCGGGCGTTGCCCTGCCCGGGTGCGCGAGCGGCTTGTCGAACCACATCCCTTCATGCCGTCGCGCGATGATCGTGTTGTCCTTTCCGCCGCGCGCCACGTCGATGCCGAGCGAGTCCATCGGCGGCTTGGGCGACTTGTCCTCCCATCGATCCATCGCAGCGTCAACCCAGGCCGTCGGGATCATCTGCCATTCGCTGTCTTCCATGCCCGCTTGGAAGTCGCCGTAGAGCATTTGCGATCGGAGCGGTTCAGGTAGCGCTTGCAACGTGCTCATGTAGTTCGTTCCCATGAGGTAAGGGTTATCGGCAATGCGCGACGGGATGAAGATTCGCGATTGCGGGAGGATCGTCTCACCGTTGTGCACGAAAGGCGTCTCGTCGACGACTTCAATCTCTTTGCCGTCGATCATCGCGAAGTACCGCAGTTCTCCGGGCTCAGCCGGCGCCGGATGCTTCGGGTCGAGCCACGGTGCGAAGAAATCGACGATCCACCGCCCTTCAGCACTGGTCGGCGGGTTGAACGTGAGGAGCGTTTGACATCGCTGATTCGGGTCGACCGTTCGCACCCAGCCCATGAGGAATCGCACTTGCGCCTCGAGGAAGTTCGCCGCCTCGTCGATGACGAGTAGATCCTTCGCGCGGCCTTGATGCTTCTTCTCGTCGCCGAGATTCGGTACGGATGTGAACTCGATCAACCGGCACTTAGGCGACGGTGAACGCCAGATAGCAGGCCGGCCGCCCAAGCCGCGACGATGCCCGAGGATCTGTTCGACGCGATCGATGATAGCCGTGAGTTCTGTGCCCTCACGACGGAACACTTGCACGACTTGATGCCGGGTGAGCGCCTTACCACATGCAAGATCCGTCTTACCCCCACCCGCAGCACCCCCGAACCCGACGACATCCGCCGTCGACTCGTAGGCCATCGTTTGCGGCCCTGGGAGCGGGCGCCACAGGTTGCGACGCTTGAGTTCACGGGCGAGGAGGAGAGCGCGTTCAAGGCGGGCACGCTCGCTAGACGAGGTCGCTACCATCGGATGACGTTACGCTCTGCGCGAGGGCCGCCAGTTCGGCGCGAATCTCCTCGTCGCTCATCTGACCCAGCGCGAGGTGCCCGGACAGTTCGACCTTGGAGTTCTCGCGGTACTTCTCCGGAGCGTGCGACTTGAGGAGGAACATCGCGAGCACATCGCTGTACTTGCGCACGGCGGCGATTTGCTGGTTGCCGTGCTCGTCGAGTAGCGGCTCGCGCTCCGGGAGCCCCGTCGCCTCGTTGATGACGACGTTACCGTCCTCGTCGAGTTTGTCTTTCCAAAGGTACGTGAACTGCCCTTGATGCGTGAGCGGATCGTCGATTCCCTCGAACGCACGACGATGAGCTTCGTCCTCAAGCGCGGTTACTCCGACCTTCATCGCGCGATCCCAAGCCGCTGCGAAGTCGGGCATTTGGTTGCGCCATTCGTACGCGGTCACTCGCGATATGCCGACGGCTTTGCACGCCTTCCCGACTTGGCAAGTCTCCGACAGCGCCGCGCAGAATGCGACGAGCTTTTCCGGTGTTAGCTTGGTTCCCATGCTGCGAACCGTACACGCTCATTCCCGAGTTACGCGTACCCCCCGTTGAGCCTGGGCCCGTCTCCGACCCGTGATGTAGTCCTGCACGGTCGACTTCGCCAAGCCCATGATGTCGGCAATCCGCCGATAGCCGTACCCCTCCGCGTGCAGCCGATGGCACTGCTCAACGTCCGAGTCGGTCGCCCTCGCGTTGTGATGATCCTCGCCAATCCGATAACCCCGTTCGTTCACCGCAATCAATTTCGTCATCGCATCACCTCATCGAACGTGCAGAAATTTGCAACTTCGCAACGCGCCGGGACTTTCGAGCGAACGAGCGATTTTTTGCAAATTCAGTTGCACCACGGCCGCATCGTGTGCACCACTGCACCACCCCTAAAGGGGTGTGGTGCGGTGTGGTGCACTTCGACGCCTTTGCACCATCACCAGGTGCACCATGGTGCATTAAATGGTGCATGGTGCACTTGCAGACTTTTACGAATTCGCAATTCATTGCGCGTTCACACCAGCATCGACAGACAACCGTTCTCGACAAAAAACGGTGCCTCGTCGAGTTCGGTGAGTCGGTCGATCGCCCGTTTGACGTGCTGTCGGCGCGTATCCCGACCCTCGGGCTTCTCCAATCGGACCACAGTTTCAGCGATCACCGCATCGATCTCGATCCCCTCCGACTGCGCTCGTGCCATCTCCTCAACCACGGCGAGCAGGGCGCGTTCCACCTTACCCACTGCTCGTCGGCGGCCCGCCACCTCGACGACCGGGATCTCGGCCGGCACGGCGACGCACGAGTCGATCACGTCCCCATCGTCGTCGACCCCGACGTTGACCACCTCGAGATCGAAGCCCCATTGCATGTCGTCCCCGCCGTCCTTCTGCTTCGAGATCCTCGCGACGCGTCCGGTGCCCAAACGGAGAACCTCGATCTCCGTGTCGGCCGCGGCGCGAAGCCCCGACCATCCTCGCGCGCCTTTGGTCGCATCCTTGCCCGAGTGGTGCACCAGCATCACGACCGCGCCCGTCGCTCGGCGAATCACTTGGCAGTGCCGCAACGCCTTGCCCATGTCCTCGGCCGAGTTCTCATTGCCCCCAGGCATCGTCTGCGCGAAGGTATCGACGATCACGAGATCGGCCTTGCCGACCGAGAGAATTGCCCGACCTACGTCGACGGCGTCGGCTTTCTCGAGAAAGTTCGGTTGTGCGGCGATGACGTCGAACTGCACCTCGGCAAAGTCAAACGAATGGAACCGTTGATAGGCCGCCAAGCGCTTGCGGAAGCCCCCAGCGCCCTCGGCGACGATGTAAACCACTCGACCCTTCCTCGTCGCGTGATCGCGCCAGGGGACGCCACGCGCGACCGCAGCGCCGATATCCAAGCACAAAAACGACTTGCCCGACCCGGACTCACCGTAAAGCACGACGAGATCGGCGATCGGGATCACCCCTTTGACGAGCCAGCCGGCCGACTGTGCGCTGGCGTAGAGGTGCGCAGGGACGATCGCAAAGCGGTTCGGCTTGTCGTCCTTCGCCTGGGTGATGTCCGCCTCGCTGGCGACGTCCTGTCGGATGTGGGCGCCGTTCTCGTTCGCCATCTTGACGAGGGTCCGCGCCGTGACGAGCTTGCCGTCGCCGCGCTTGAGCGACTTCCATTGCTGGCGAAGCTGCGACTCGCCGGGGTACTTCGATCCTCGAGCGCTCCACTCGTGCCACAGGTCGAACCCTTCGCCGCCCGTCTCGTGATGGATTGCCATGCCGATCGCAAGCCAGTGCGAGCGAGGTATGTCGGGGTCCAGCACATCGAGCGCGTCCTTCATCTGCGAGTGGGTGAGCCCGATCGGCGGCGCGTAATCCATGAGCGGGTCGGACTCGTCCTCGCGCCTGGAAAAACGCGTTCGCGTGTGTTCGATAAGCCCCGACGACGGCTCGCTGACTAAATTCTCAGCGCCCAGGAGTTCGACGATCTCGATCGCCTGGCCCGTGAACGTAACGAACCCCTTCGTGCTGAAGAGTTCGAACGCAAACGGGGCGCCGAAGTCCTTTTGATTGCCGAGATCGCCGCGAACGAATGCGTGAATCCCCTCGCCCGACGGGGACCATTCGGCATACGTGCCGCTGATCATCTGCTCGATCTGCGGCAGGATGCGCCCCTCGGCCACGCAATTGTCGAAGTCGATCGCAGTGACGCCGAAGTCGGGAAGCGGGGCAAACCCGATACCGTCGAACCCACCGCGCGCCGCCGCATCGCGTGCTGCCTCGAACCGCGCGAGGTGAGTGCGATCCTCCGGGCGGCCTTGCACGCCTGTGCGCCTCGAGCCGTTGATGTAGTAAGGCACCTTGCGCGGCTTCTCCCCGTCGCCCTGCTCATAGCGCCACATGAGCCAGCCGGGGAGGGATCGCAAGAACTCAGGCGCGGCGATCGATCGTAGATGGGGTTTGATCTTGGCGACGGTCATGGTCGGCACTCCATGTAGGCGCCGATCACTTCGGCCGCGACTTGCGCGACGATCGCGTTGCCGTAGGCGCGCAAGCGTCCCACTCGGGCGGGGGCTCCGTGGCACAGAGGATGCCCGCTCAACCCGCGCATCGCGCTGACGAGCGAAGATGCTCTCGTTTGTGGCAACTTGGGCATAGCGTCTCCAAGTTGCCAAGTGAATTGTTTTGTACGTTCTCGTCCTTGTGATGCACATGCATTCTCGGTCGGCTGTTGCCGCATCGAGCGCAGTTGGGTTCCGCCACCTTGTGTGCCTCC